TTGCTATCTTCGTGCATGACTTGATTGTTTGTGTTGGCTTTCCTGATTCCTTCAATAGTCCAGATGCTTAACCATCGTGCGACCTATGGCGACATAGATTAGTCTTTGACATTGCCACTATACATAGAAGCCATGACTTGCACTCGCATGTGTATGAGTCCTTGCGTTGATACTCAATGTAGATTTGTCTATGACCTGTCATAGTCCACGGATACCGGATAAGCTACACAAACATAGACCTGTACTGTTTTAGTCACGCCAACATGACAATAGACCAGCGCAAGCGTCACAGGATCCTTTTCTATTGGCTTTATCGGTATCCTGTAACTGTGTCGCTATCGTCCGGATTATTAACGGTATTCCGCAACCGTCATTTTTTACCCACAAAAAACCTATTGTGAAACTGCACAATCATGCATATTCTGTATTTTTTTATGCATAAACGACCCCGTATAAATGTATCCTGAATAGTCTAATCTTTGCTTACAGAGGACTTTTCAAAATGTCTTTGTGCAAAATTCATAGTTAACTATTCGCTAAATATCTCTTTCACGAAGTCAATACTATACATTTCAATGTGTTTGTACAATGTAGAGCGACTATGTAAATTATCACAATTGCGTTTATTTGTTGGCATGTCGTGCGGAATATGGGAGTAATACGGCATGTTCTACGCTTCAAATATCTTTCGCAGATGCTCGTCTATCTGGTTTCAAGTCGCCAACACAACGAAGACTCATAGCTTCACGATGTAATCATCCGCATAACTGGCAGTATAGCGGATACTCGCAGAACAAACCGTTGCATGTCTCCAACTGTTAGGGGATAAACGGATGAAGCGTTGATATAGAAGAATTGCTTTGTGTTTTGGCTATGTATCGTGGGACTATATGCCGTTATCATCCCCCACATACAGAGCATAGTTGTAGGACTTCTAATAAAATCTGGTACTGCATAGCTATTTTTATTTCACGGTTCGGCTGCCTGAACCATCTAATACAGGTATCCGGTCGCTATAAAATGGGGATTCACTGCATATAGTTCCAGATGATAGCGCAATAAAACGGAACTGTTCCGCATTATATCCCCACAATTCCCGATATAAAACAGGATCTTTTCCCCTGAATAGTACGGTATCCGCTCCATTTAGAGTGCGAAACACGCTATTAGCTTGAATGATTCGGGGACTTGCGCAGTATCCCCACGATAAAATCAATGTTTTATTTGCTATGCATATTATGCATTTCTATACATGTATTTGTGTATATTATGCAATCTGCCAACAATGGGGGCATATCCCCCGACAGGTCAATTCTTGTTAGGTTTTGCTAACCATCGAAAAGCATGGGCATGTTGCACAATGGCGGAACAAGGGGCGAGTAACGTAATTTCCGCACTTTCCGTGCTCAAAATCGTAAAACAGTATAGTCATTATGCACAATTTTATAGGTATGTTTTTGTGTATATTGCACAATGATTTGACGAAAATTGACTGGAACAGTCAAAATCTATAGATAATCCCCTCATTTTCGCCCACAAACTGTAAACAACATCTATATAAAACACAACATCTAGCACACATCTATCACAGAAAACGCTATATATAGCATATTTCCAGAGCGTAGCGACCGCAAATTTTTAAAATTTTCATCCAAAAACGACTTTCACTCGCCCCAAAACACTTTAGATTTTTAATTTCTCAACATCGCAGATATTCAACGTTGCTCTTCTGCGACTATACAGAACACCAGATAAAAGAGAAAACGAGAACCGCACGTTAGCGCAGTCCCCGTTTTCGTTTTGGCAATTATTCGCTTTGCTGTTCGCTCTGTTGTGCCTCTCCTGCTTCCGCTTTCTCTTCTGCGAGTCGTTGCAACTCTTGCGCAGAATCCGTTGTATACGGCGACTGTTCCATGACGGTTTTCTTGCTAATCGCCCCCATATTATATTGAATTTGCATATTCTCCATGTTGTTCTTAGTGTCAACAGGTTTGTTAATATTGAAGACTACGTTTAAAGAATTGAAATCATCATCCGAAATAGGATCGCTTAACAATCGCATGTATTGCCATCTTTGACGGAAACCATCAATCAAAGCGTTCATGTTCTGCTTTCCTCTGTTCTCCGTCAACTGATAGATGATATTCGTTGTGGACTCGCTCACATTTGCGATGTTCGATTGGCCAATGGCACCAGCCGGAATACAAGCAACCATGTTAAACTGTTGATAGAGGTTATCAAGTTCGTGTTTGATGACATTGTAATCCATTTCTGCATTGACCCATTCGGCCTTCTGTCCATCGTCCAGATGAAGAACGGAACCTGCTATATTGCTGTCCTGCATTTCCTTCTCTGATACCTTCTGACCCTGAATAGACAGAATAGGATTAAGGGAAAGCGTAGTTACTGCGTCATCCTCTTTTGAAAGCAAATGCTCTATCTTGTCCATAATAGGAATCAAGTCTAAAACAAGAGAATCTCCGAAATGGTCATAGATTGCACGCTCCATTCCCACATAGTGAATGGGAAGACCCGTTGCATTTGGTGCAGAATCCACTAGCCTATAATTGATGTATGTATCAATATGGTCGGGAAAATAGATTGTGTAATGCTTGTTTCCTCTCTTGTCTTTCCAGTGTTCGACAAAGTAGGAGTAATCCCCGTGGTCGTCATAGATGGGGTAACTATCCGCATTCCTGAACACCTTTGATTTAATACTGTTGGTTTTGGCATCGTAATATACATACTCGAAAGCATCGCCAAACTCCATTAAATCATACAGGATTTGCCAATCAACCTTTGAGTAAATCCCCTTGCGGTAAATATCATTGAAGTGCTCAACCGCTTTTTCAGTCCCCGTGATTGAAACGGGATTGCCGACAAGATAAGCAACGTGGAAATTCAAAACGGTTTTGAGTCCTTGCAGGATGATAGCAGCAGGGGTGAATCTGCCGTTTTTGAAAGTGTATGTATGCTTTAACCGCTCTAATACGCTATGTCTCCTGTGCAAGTGATTGATTATAGTTTTAACATTGCGTTGCCTGAAACTGTGTTCAGGTTGCTCAATCTCGTTAATGAACCATGCGAGACTAGGTTCGTTAATTTCTTCATTAGTATACAAATTGTACATTCGTTAAATTCCTCATATATATGAACTTATAACAATAAAAAAAGACATTACCAATTGAAATAGTATTGTCCAGATTTAATACCCTGAATAGCCATTGCACACGACATAATAGTGTCGTCATGTCCGCTTGAAGCATTATAAGACCCGTCCTTCATCTGATAGAGTTTCATTTCCTCTAAAAGATCCTTTGAGTTGATACAACACTGCTTCGTCTCAAACCACTCCTGAAAGTCGCTTATCATAAGAGGCTTTGATTTTCCGGACGTCTCCCATCCGGGTTTTCTCTTGCTCTTGCCTCGCTGGTCGTACTCTTTATATTTATAGACATTGGCATAATGCTTGTCATGAACTATCTTATCAAGAACGGTATGACCTGCGCTTGCTCTTTCAATGATTAACAAGCCGTTGTTATACCACTGTGCCATAGCTAAAACTACGTCCGCAAACTCATAGGGTTTAACTTTATTTGAACGCCATTCGGCACATTGAAAACCTTCTTCGTCCATGACGCAGATAACGGAATAGTCAGAGGATCCGCCTAAACCTTCGGCAGTGTCCACGCCGATGAAATATTTCTGCTTCTTGACTGGTAGTTTCCAAACCGTTAAATATTGTCGTGTTTTGGAAATGGGGGCTAATACGTCAATTGGTATTGTCTTCTTTTTGGTCAAGTAAAGATTACCCAATCTTTCATGTATTAACTGCGCGCTGAAAACATTACTGCCAGTGGACACAAATGCTTCTGTCGGGTTTGACGGGAACTCTTGACAGAACTGTTCTTCACTACTATTGGAGATTTTGAGCCTACGCCACATTAATTGGTCTATAGTCGCTCCATCTCTTAGCAGTCCAATTTCTTTTTCTGTTAGTTCGTCTTCTGACAATGGCTTGTCGTTGTGGATAGCTTTATATTGTTCGGCATATAGCTTTTGCTCTGTTGCGTGCATCATGTGGTCTTTTTGCCACG